TTTTTGTTTAATAATTTTAATTCTTCTAATCTTATATTTATATAATCTAACATTGCTTTATTATAATCACAATCATCTCCAGATATAGCCTGTGATGTAAAATATCCTTGTATTCCTATTAAATATAATTTAATATGAGACTAGTTATATTATTATTAATTAAAAATGTATTCTGTACATTTACACCAAAATATGTATTGACAAATACGAAACAGATAAAATTACAAAGTATGATTAAAGCAACTAGTAATAAAATAATAATAGTAACTGGTGTTGCGGGTACAGGGAAAACAATGATTTCTTGTCATGAAGCTATTAAATTATTAAAAGAAAATGTAGTTGAAAAAATTGTAATTACTAGACCAACGATACCGGTTGATGGTGAAGATTTAGGTTATTTACCCGGAACAGTTCAAAATAAAATTTATCCATATTTAATACCAATTTATGATTATTTTTTGGATCATTATACACAAGATCAATTATTTAATTTGATAACTACAAAAAAATTGGAAGTTTGTCCGTTAGCTTATATGAGAGGTCGTACATTTAAAAATACAATTATATTGGCAGATGAAATGCAAAATACGACACCCAATCAATTAAAAATGATTTTAACAAGAATTGGTATAAATAGTAAATTAATTATAATGGGTGATTTAGAACAGAGTGATATTCAATATAATCCGAATGGATTAAAAAATTTAATAGAATTAATAAATCGAAAATATCCAGAATATTATACAATGTTGAAAGATGGTATAGCAACAATCGATTTAGATGAATCATGTGTTGAGAGAAGTGAAATTACAAAAATTATTATTAATTTATACAAAAATTAAAAATTATATCTAATTTTAGTTAATGTTAACATATAATTTTTATTTAATTGGAGGAAATAATAAACATTGGACAACATTCAGACATAATGGACCATTATTCCCACCTGAATATATTAAACATGAAATACCTGTTATTATAAATAATCAAAAAGTTATTTTACCAAAACTAGCGGAAGAATATGCAACAATGTATTCTAAATATTTAGATTCAAAATATATTGAAATGAAGAATTTTAAAAAAAATTTCTGGAAAGATTTTAAGCCGACTTTAGAAAATATTAAAATAGACTCGATTGATGATATTGATTTTTCTTTAATTAAAAAACATTTAGATGATGAAAAATTAAAAAAATCTTTAATTAATAAAGAAGAAAAATTAAAAATTAAAGAACGTATATTAAAAGACGAAGAACCATATATGTATTGTATTATAGATGGAAGTCAACAAAAAGTAGGTAATTATAAAATAGAACCACCCGGTATATTTGTTGGTCGAGGTTCACATCCAAAGATAGGTCGTATTAAAAAAAGAATATATCCAGAAGATATTACATTAAATTTAGATAAAGAAAGTCCAGTACCAAAATTACCGGAAGGACATAAATGGGGAGCTATTATTCATGATCCGTCAGTTATTTGGTTAGCATCATGGAAAGATGAAATATCAAATAAAAATAAATATATATTTACATCATTTGAATCTTTTTTTAAATCGAAAAGTGATGAAGAAAAATTTGATTTAGCTAGAAAATTAAAACGTAAAATAAATGTAATACGGGAAGCATATGAAAAAGAATTAATCAGTGATAATATTAAAAATAAACAATTATCAACAGCTTTATATTTTATTGATAATTTTGCATTACGTGTAGGTGGAAAAAAAGACTCAAAAGAAGAAGCAGATACTGTTGGTGTTACATCTTTACGGGTAGAACATATTGCTTTATTAGATGATAATATTATAAAATTAGATTTTTTGGGTAAAGATTCTATAAGATATTGTAAAAAAGTGCGTGTTCACAATAATATATATAATAATTTAAAATTATTTATAAAAGATAAATCTAAAAAAGATCAATTATTTGATTTAATTTCACCAAATTTATTAAATCAATATTTAAATTCATTTATGGAAGGATTAACAGCTAAAGTATGGCGTACATATAATGCATCATATATATTTCAAAAAGAATTAGATAAATTAGTATCAAGTAAAAAATTAGATATGTTTACTGAAAAAGAAGAAAGATTAAATTATTTAATAGCATTATTTAATCAAGCTAATACGGAAGTTGCATTATTATGTAATCATCAAAAAGCTACAAATACTAATTTAGATAAAGTATTAGATATGATAGATGATAAATTAAAAGCATTAAAAAATAAGAAAAAAATATATTTAGAAAAAGGTAATAAAGAAAAATTATTATCAATTTCTAAAAAAATTCAATTAATTAAATTAAAAAAAGATTCAAAGTTAAAAATGAAAAATGTTTCTTTAGGGACATCAAAACAAAATTATATAGATCCAAGAATTATTTTTGCATTTATTAAAAAGTTTGAAATACCACCAGAAAGAATATTTACCGAATCATTATTAAAAAGATTTGAATGGGCTAGTATAGTTGATAAAGATTTTAGATTTTAGATTTGCAAAGAATATATATATATATATATATATATGCAAATTATATTTATTATTTGTATAATAATATTTTTTTTCTTAGTTACTAGTGAAAATTTTTCTTCAAATTATTCTAGTATACCAAATTATTCAAGTACCAATTATTCTAGTATACCAAATTATTCAAGTACCAATTATTCTAATGATGTACTAAATTATTCTAATGTTGTAAATTTTAGTAGTTATCCAAATTATCCTAACGATGGTCCAATATTACCACAAGTAACATATAATTGTCCATCAGATACAGAATTAAAAGAAAATATTTGTTATATAAAAAATTATCCTACAAGTGATGATAATAAATATTATTTAGATAATAGTACTATAGATTTACAATGTCCAAATAGATATACATTAAAAAATGATGTTTGTGTATCAAATTATAATTATAATACAGAAAAACCATTTTGTCCGGATGGATTTAAAAGAAATGACAATAAATGTTTACAATTAAATGGTTTACCAAAATGTGAAGATGGATTTATACCATATGATAATAAATGTACAGAAGATTATTTTAATGCAAATGTAATATATACATGTCCGGATGGATCAATAAATGAATATGGTGGTATATGTAATGGTCGTAAATATAATGATGCTAAATGATAGTTTAATTAGGTTTGATAGATTTAGATTTAGAAAATGCTTTAAGAGCAAAATATATAGCAGGTACAAATACAACACATAAAACTACTGCAAAAGCAGTAATTAAACCAATTTTTCCTCCTTGTGATATCTCTTCATTAGTTGATTTTTTTGACGATGGTGGTGTAAGAAACGGTTCTTTTATTTTATACATTATATTATAGTTAGAAAATTTTATATATTTTATATAAAATTAATTTTAATTAAAGATATATTCATAATATTATTTTATTTGTTTTTTATATTAAATAAAGATTGGAATTGATAATGGATTCGGTACTGATATTAAAAAATTAAAGTATCGCATTGGATCCATTACAACCTGATTAACATAATAGTCCTGATTATAATATATATCTGGTAATCTGTTGATTCGTTTTATCAGTTCATTATATGTATATTTATTTCCATTATAAAATGTATTATTTTTTAATTTTTCTTTATTTGCTATTATCTCATAACCACTATAGTATTCAAATTGGGGTTCATTTATAATATAACCAAATGAGTTATTATAAATACAAAAAATTATATTTGAATTTATTTCATATTTACTATTTATTATTTTTATAAATTTAAAATTTCCAAATATTTTCTTGACTATTAATTCATTTACTTTATTTATATCCGTCTCATAATCATCATCATCAACATACTCTTTATCGTATTTATAATAAAATTTAATTTGATCTATTTCATCATCATAACATGGATCAACATCCTCATCTGCCGTAAAAATAATATCATAAAAATTAGACAAATCTGGCTTGTATTCATTATATTTTATTTTTTCATTTTTATTATTAAATAGATAATTATAGATTCTACTTCTATATGTTGTTAATTTATTTATATGGATATTATTAAAAATTTCATTATCATGTATATTTAAATCTGTCATTTTTAATATTATAATATAATTAAAATATTAATCAATTTTTATATTTTCTTTTAGTATATTTTAATCAATACTTCAAAATATTAGAACATGTCAGAAATATTAATACAAAAATTTTTTAACAAAATAGTAAATTGGACATATTTATCTCAAAATCCGTGTGCTATCTATATATTGAAAGTTAATTTAGATAGAATAGATTTAGAGTGGTTATCCAGTAAGACTGGTATTTTTTAAAAATTAATACAATTATATTGTATTTTTATATAGATTTTTTATATCGATTTTTCTCTCTAAAATATTAAAATATGGATACATAAAAAAAATCATATAAGCAAGTAATATCTAATATATGTATATGGATAATAATTGTGGATTGTACAGATGCAAAAAGTGTAATAAAAAATATAAAAGTTATAAATCTTTATGGAATCACAATAAAATAAAACATACAAACAATGATGAAAATATGTTGAAAAATGTTGAAAATATGTTGAAAAATGTTGAAAATAATAATAAATTAGATAGTAAATTATTATGTAAATTTTGTAATAAAAAATTTAAATCACAATCAAATAAATGTCAACATGAAAATAATTATTGTAAATTAAATAAAACTAATATTAAAATGAAAATTTTAGAAAATAAAATAAATGAATTAGAAAAAAAGATTAATAAAAAATCTATAATTAATAATAACACAAATCAAATAAATAACGGAACTATTATAAATAATAATATTAAAGTATCATTAGGTAATGAAAACATTGATCATTTATCAAAAAGAGATCAATTAAATATATTAAATTCTGGATATATGAGTATTATTAAAATTATTGAATTATTAAATTTAAATACTGATTTACCACAATATAATAACATACTCGTTACTAATCTTAAAGATAAATATTGTAAAATATATGATGATCAAATTAATAAATATAAAACTGTTAATAAAAAAGATATGATTGATAATATTATTTCATCTAGAACTAATAATCTTAAAGAAATATATGATAAATATAATAATAAAAATAATAGAATGCATCAATTTGTATTATTATTGATTGATAAATTAAGATCTATTACGCCCGATGATGAAGAGTTAATGAAATATTATACTGATTTATATCAAGAAATTATATTATTAATTTATAATAAAACTGAAATCTATGATAAAATTAACGGTTATTCTTAATAAAACAGTTATATATATATATTTTTATAATCAGATATACAATATTGATTTCGTGTCAGTCGACGTACTAGTTGACTGGTGTTATTGTTTAATATTAAGTTATGGTAAATTAGAATATTA